CCGGAACGTAGATTATCTTCCTGATACTTGTATGTACTCTTAAAAGAATCAGACTCCTGACGTTGGTGTCCCATATCCGTAATACGTGTATTCAGTTCGTCGAAGTCGTACCACATAGCAAGATTCACTACAGCCCTGCGACAAGCGGGAAGCAACCATTCATCTTCTTTTTCACCCTCACCGGTTACATTATTACGAGAAAAAGATTCGTCTGATATACCTACTATCTTATTACATAGTTCAGGACCCAATAACGGCACAAAAAACATCTCCCAGGCATCTATTAAAGCCGGATTCATCTTTTCAAAACTGAGGCTTGAACTCACAATGATGAGCTGCTTATTTTTAACCTCACTATCCCAACTGGACTTATTAAAAATCATATCAACTTAATGTTTTCTTAGTTCCCGTACCGCTGTCGAGCGTCACGAGAATGGTATTACGGAATCTTAATTCAATATCTTCTGCACCGCCGTTCATGCGGATGAAAAGTTCAAGAGGGTCAAGAAGGTTCTGCCGGTCAATCCAGGCGTTAGCGATATTGACCAAGAATGCTTCACGAATATTGGAGCCACCCTGATTACCTGAATACGTACCACCTGGCATCCCGGCACCCAGTACATTAGGATTTACCATGAGAGCAAAAAGTATCTCGCTATTGGCAGCAGCGCTCACTGGAAGCTGATCACTACCCTGATATTTATTTTCCAAAGGCTTGATAATCCATTGTTCCTCAACTTTACCACTCATCTCATTTACGGAAAAGTTGGTAAAAATAGGCTTCTCCGCATTGTCTGCGCCACACAGATTCAGTTCTAGTTTATCCATATACTGTTTTATTAAAGTCTGACGCTCAGAGGCATTCTTATAATCTTCAGGGGGAAAACGTTTATCCCAAAACGAATATGGTATCTGGACGTGCCACTTCCAGGTAATCTGATTCTGATAAGCCTTTTTCAAGAACTGAGGCACCAGGTGAGCAATCTCCACCCAGCCACATACATAAGCAGGCCACCAGATAGGAAGTCCGTACAAGTCATCATTACTCCAAGAGTCACGAACAGGATAAACGAACCCGTTTTTCAGGGCGCCACGGAACTGGAGAACCTGGGCTTGCATCTCAGGATCATATTCACTAAGAACATCCAACACGGAGTACTGACCGGCTGACGGATTCTGCGGCCAATACCCGGATACGACAGCCTGACAACGGCCTATGTCATCAGGATCGGTAAATCTGTAGTACAGAGGATTCAACGAATTTATTCCAGCAAAACCGTTCATGCTCAAATTAGGAATAAACTGAACCGCCCCACATCCTACCTTGAGATAATCACGAAGAGTTTTCTCCATGTACCGGCGTACCATACGCCCATTGACAAAACTCTTTACACGAGCATCATCAATGGGCTTTAGCACCTCATTGCCCTGATCATCATAGCCCGTCACAATACAAGGAAAGATGCCCTGTCCGATGGTAAGGTTTCTCAGAAACTTAAGACCTGTATTTAGAACAGTGGTATTATCCACTTGCTCTATGGCCGTAAGAGGAAACCTATTATCACCGCCCCAGGGACGAACCTGATATCCGTCGATATCAATAGTAACCTTGCCCGTCTGCTTATACGGAGCTGCCACCGCCTTCTTACGAATCTCCTCGTCAGAAGGAAGACCGATACTCTCACCGTAGATGAGAGTGCTGGTCATAGCCAGCGGAGTTCCGCTGCTGTTGAATAATATATCCATATTTTATAATATTACTTTCATGCCTTTGTATTCAAGAATCGTATCAATACTAACCGGGTAGGGGTGTCCCTCCGGATTGCCTTTACAGTCACACGGCTGAACACCTCTAACCGCCCACTTTTTCATGTTCATTTTACCTGCTCCACAGGAGTATGCCTGTGGAATGAAATATAACTTACCTGCCTGAGAAACGAACTTCATGGAAAATATTCTTCTCCTCCCCTGGTCATCCGTACGGATATCCATATCAGAAAGCATCAGGTTTCGGCGGATCTCAGAAGGTTTTTTTATAGTCTGTGTCATCATTCAAAAGAATTATCAAATGTATGGTCAAATATGCCTGTATTGTGACCGGTGGCAGCACGATCATATTTTAGATTCCGGTCACGGGAAGTGCGATACGTAAACTTTACATTAGTTCCGCTGTTAGTAGGTAATTTATGTGTAAAATCCACATCCGTGATAGTTATCCGATCACCGACAATTATACCGTCATAGATGTATATGAGAGGTGAATGCAGCATGTCCAAGAGTGCCCCATATGCCTTTTTGCCGATATATCCGGTGTTGACGGTACCTACATCATAGAGTACCGGATCCATCTGAATATAGAAACCGTCAGCGGTAACAAGGTTGCCGTCCAGATTAGGAGCGATCTCCTCACTACCTGTAAGCGAGATGGTCTCTGCAATTCCGAAAGAATTCAGATAGACAACATTCAGCGAATGTAGCCAGTTACGCGTATCGTTAATATAGCGTACAGTATCAGAAGTATTATTCCCACCTGTAAGAGAGATATCATAATATAATATCTGTGATTCAACTACCGTCGTACCGGCAGCGATGGCAAGAGCCACAATCGTATCTAAACTCACATCAGATACTAGAATTAGAGTCTTGTCAACTGTACAAGAAAAGAGACTCACGGTAACGGTTTTTTCCGTAGTTCCATCTAAATAATGTAATGTAACGGTAGCAGCTGTGTAATTCTGTACACACCCTAATATTTCACGACGAGCAGAAGAAGTCTTCTTCTGACCATAACGGGTAAGCCATCCGCATTGAGAGGGTAAATAACCGCTTATCACCCGGCTGGCGAAAACATAGAACGATATATCTTCCGAGTCACCGCTAACGCTGTCGGTCGCCGACAATGTAAACCGCAGGGCTTTAAGAATCTTGCCGTTGAAATCGAGGGTATCCGTATCATTATACGCCTCGAGTACACGGCCCAGATCCTTAAGTGTAATCTTACGGAGAGAATCAGGCGTATAGCTCTCACTCAAAATCTCTGTATTCTCTGAGGTCACTGTCTCGGCTTCAGTTATAGGGTCCACGTAAATAACGTCATGGATCCACTTTATAGAAACGGAACAGGCTCCCTGACAGAGCCTCAGGACCACATCAGGAAAGTCACCGCTAAAGTAGCATTGTCCATATGAAATGCCGGAAATTACCATCTTAAAAGGTCTATGGCCACACCTGCCATTATAGAACGATTAAACAGATCATACCCGGCCTGATAAGTAGTTCTCTTATGTCTGTATCCGGCCCACACCGACTGTGACTGAGCCGATACCGACGAGCCGAGTACTACAGCATTAATCTTAGAACGAGGTGAAGCAGGAGGAGTGTAGTCCACGATAACGCTACGACCGGCAATGCTGTTAAGCCCGACGGTATCCGTCATGATTATATCTATAGATCCTGATTCGGCAAGGGTAGGAGTAGTCAAGTCAGGAACAAAGTGTACCGTATCACGATACACCTTGTGAGTATAATAGTCATGAATTACAGCAGCCGTATCCACTTTAGCAGGGACTTCAACATAGTACACTGAAGGGATCAAAGTGCTGCGGTAAAACGTATCTACCCTGTGAACAGGAATAGTATTCACGGAAGATGCAACCGTTTTATGTGAACCGCAACGGCACAAAACAGAAGTGGTTACCACGGCAAAAAAAACGATCAGGCAGACTTTCCAATTACGGATTATCCACTTCAATGATACGACCGAATAATAGGCCATAAGCGTTAAAACCTTTTTAATTTCTTGATTATTCATGACACTCAATTTTAATTCTATAATTCAAAAATAATCAAGATAAAACATTGAGAGTAGGACATAAAAAGTCCCTATCCTCACGGACAGGGACTAAATGAAAATGTAATTAAAAACTAAACTATGATTTACACAAAAAAACTTGATTTGATTCAATACAAAAGTATAACGATATTCTATATGAGGTTAGGACATAATCAGTCAATTATGTCACGATGGACCTCATATACTACCCAAAACGGAACTCCATTCAAGAACTCTACTTTGTAGCCGGCATCCTCCATTACCTTACAGATCTCAGACAACGAGTAAGGGTAAAACTCACGAAGCTCATACTGTAGACGAGCAGAACTCTTAAACATCTTGTCCTCCGCAACACCTAAAGGCATATAATTTTCACGGATGTAATTCTCCATGACCTCAATCATCTTTTCATTGACAGACTTCTCTTTTTTTGATCCCTTAGGTTCATGGCCCGGTGCCGGCTCACAATTTGAGCCGAAACCGGTAATCTTTATTCTATTCCTGTCCATCGTTCAGAAATGTTTCGATTAAAGACTTGATCTGTATAAGATCCTTTTTTTCACAGCAGTTAATATCACCACAGCCATCAACAGAAAGAGTATATCTCTCTTCAATACCTTTTTCTACATTAGTAACTGTCTCAGATTTAGTAAGTGTAATTTCCGTAGTAATCTCTACAAATCCAGTGTCATTCTTTTTCATAGTTCATTCTTTTTTTGAATTAAAAAATACGTGCTGAGCACTACCGTCAGCACTCGGATAGGTTAATGTACTATCAACGCGAGACACAAACATGTTAAAGATGTGGTCATCAACAGAACTGAACGGAGAAGCGTAAATCATACATCCTTCATCAGTGTCAATTTTATACAATACAAATGGTAGTGTGCGCGGATAAGCTAAGTCCAATTCTTCCATATACTTATGTATGTCATCATATATGTACTCAAATGCCGAATCCGAAGAAATCATACAATGTTGATATTTAGACCGAACGAATGACTGAAGTTCACGACCCTTGGCGTTAACTCCTCTATATATCTGTATAGTATCTGTAAAGAACATCATCGGATACCTCCAGCTTTACAAGTAAGTATACTCATAGCGAACCAGGCAAGTCCGATTAAAGCTGCTACAACTCCGTAGTTGCAGCAGGCAATAAGAATAAAAAATGCAATAACGCTGTGAACAATCAACAGCATCTGCATATTTGTTACAGGCATCTCGCCAACTAAAGAAAACAAAGTGTTCTCGGAATGTAGCCATGTGACAACCCCGGCTTTCAGGTCTTTGAAGGTTGACAACTCAACCGTGCTCATAATTTTACTCATATATGTGATAGTTTGACTAAAGGGCAGAAAAACGGCTGCCCATCCCCCGTCGTCAAACTATCACATATTAGCCCTTGAGCTCATAAGTAAAAGGGAAGGCAGCCGCCAATATTTTCGTTTACGATCCATTATCCTGATGTCAGGAAACCGATCTTATTTGGGCATAAAAAAAGCCCGAACTTTCGTTGAGCATTAACCGAGCTCATACGGCACTAATTCATTAGTGATAGTTTGACGAGGCAAATATCAGAATAATATCTGAAATTCCAAAAAAATAGCAATGATTTTTTATACACGATGAGAGTAAAATAAAAATGCTTGAAAATATTTATAAAATTTTCAAGCATTATGTATATGTACTATAATTAAAATCTTAAACCGAGACAAGCAAATGCACCTTCCAATCTTCCGAATCCGGCTTTTAAATACATTGTTCTTGACTTTTCAAATCCGAAATAATAATTAAAGTATGTGTGACAATCAAAATCACCTGTAACAGACTTGTTTTTCCAATAATAGCCATCATCACCAAGTACGTGTGTTTCGTCATAGCAATTCCTATAATCTCTAGTGAATGTATATCCCCCACCGATCACTATTACAACGTTATGGAAGCATACATATCCCATATCCAGTAAAGCTGAATTTTGGTAAGAGCCTTCGCTAACATGGTCACCAGGAAGCTCATCCCAACCTATTTTTTTATACTTTTTACCATTAGTTCCTGTATCAACATTGTAATTAAGAGAAATACCGTAATATACACTATTACGAATTAATCCGAAACTAATAGGAACAAAACCTTTAGTACCATAACCAGCATCAACATTAAATACAATAGAATTATCATCCTTTTTAACTTGTGAATATGATGTTGTAGTAATAGTAAACAGAGCAAAAAACAGTATGTAGAATCTTTTCATGGTTTAATTATACTTGTCATTATTTCCTTTAAATACATCAAGCATTTTGCTCAGTATTTCCTTCTGTCTTCTCAATTGATAGTTTTGCTCTTTAGAATCAGAGCATAAAACATAAAGAAAACCTATAATCGGTGAAAATATTAGTGATATTAAAAATGCAATACCGTTACTACACTCTTTTTTCATCGCAACAAAACCTACTAATACTGAACAAAAAATGTCAAAAATTAGATAAAAAGCAAAGAAATTTTCCATATAAATTAGTTTTAGTTAATAATTGTATTGCAAAGGAAAGTAAAAAAACTCTTAATAAAAAATGTCAACAAGCATTATATCATGAAATCAAGAACAAAACATCAATAAATTCCAGAAACTTAAAAA